GGTTTTCATTTGCGCCGACAATGCCCCATCCGCGCAGAAAGTCTGCCGTAATGTTGGCGTCAAGCGTGTCGGACTGCGCAGTATCTCCAAAAATTGTTCGTTCAGTACTCAGCGCATCTGCCGCAAACGCTTCCATGTTTCCGTTGTATCTATAAATTTTTGCCATCAGTTAATCACCTTGTTTGCTAGCCTGCCGCCAGGCTGGTTGATTGAGTCAAATTTGTCTGCGAGGGGTAAAGAGTCTACGTTGTCTGAAAAGCCAAATGTTTCTCCCGGGCCAGCTTGGATAACGACACCATACCTCACACCTTGCGGTTTCGGCAACAAGTCGAGCTTAATTATTGCTCGTAGGTTGTCGAGATTGTATTGAGGCGACACGTAAAGCGCCATCGTCATATCTTTTTTGTCGAGTACGTAAGCCAGACCATCGAACAGGGTGTTAATGGCCGTCTGAATCGAGAGCCCTTGGTCGTCTACAAGGTAAGGACCGCCCACATTTTTTGAAATCTTGGCACGAATAAAATAACGGTACGCTGTATCGTCAAGCTGCAAGCTGGTATAGGCCCGTTCAAACTTATCTTGAAACGGTGCACGGTCTGCCAGCGGAGAAAACTTATCGTCGAAGCCGCGTGCGTTTGGATTCTCGTCAAACCCGAAAGCGATTTTCGGCACCACAAAGGCAACTATTCGTTTTATACCAACAATGCGACCGATGATATCCAGCCGGTCGCCTGTTGATGTGTCAATATCAAATTCTTCTGTAAACGAGTCAATCCATTCATATGTTTTACGCCACACACCCGCCTTAAATTCTATCTCTGCGTTAGCCCTGGGCTTTTCCCAATACTGCTTGATCAGGAGGTTGACGTAATCAGATTCAAAGCTCACGGGATTATCTCCGTCACAGCAACATCTGCCGAATCAATACTGAACTTTTCGTTTAGTGCGCTTACTATCCTGCCGTCTGTGTACGTTGCTCCGCTGTCCTTGCTGATCTGTAGGTTGGTTGGTATAAAGTTTTCGCCAGCGTTAAATGCCAATCGGTAAAGATCACCGGCCAAAAGGTTTTCGCCAATATTAAATTTACGCTGTGCAATTGCCTGGCTTATAAGTGCCTCGTCTACAGGGTCATCAGCATTTTTGCGTGTAGCGTCAAGCCTGACAAGAACCGGCACGTTGACTGGTCTGTCAAAGGTCATCGTATGGATAATGGTAAAGATCGTACCGTTTGGCCGAATTACGTCTTCTGAAAATGTCCCGGTAACAGAACCCACCATTCCTTTGCCCCCGGTCTTGTTTTTAACCATCGTCTCAACAATATCAGATACCGCGCCGCCCTCAACCACTATCCACAAGCTGTGCGCCGGGATGCCGTCGGAGTCAGTCGTGTCCGTGTCGTTTTCGTACACCGCAACATCGGTGACGTTGGTCAGGCTTGCCAGAGCCGTGAACATTCTTCCGGTGCTTGATGATGTCGGGGTTTCGAGTGAACGGTTACGCCGAATCCGCAGCTCTTGATCTGTTTCCTCGTCGATGCCAACCACGGCAGATAAAGTATTCGTGACAGACAGCACCCCGATAACCACTGTCACTGGATTAATCACGGTAGCCGGCTCAGCTTCAACCGCCCCGAAGTTTTCCGCAAAAAGTGTTACGGTTGTTGCGCCTGACGAGATATCGATACCATTTAGCGTAGTCCATGCCTGCCCTAAATCGTCTTCTACTGCGAAATCTAATGGGAGTGTAAGCGGTCGGTCGGTCGTTACCACAACGTCGACTTGCGAGCGCGTGGCTGGCCTGCGGGATATACCGGCCAATTTAATGATACTGTTGAGAGATTGTCCGAGGGCAAAATCAGGATCGCGCTGGTTGTATTCGAGAGCGCCGAATGATTGAGCGTCAAGAACAAGTTGCGCCTCGATTGCTACGCGCTGCCCGTCAGGACTGTCGGGGTCAAGGTTGATATCCTCGCCATAGATCGCCCGGTAGCCAGCCGCCAGCTCATCATAAATTTCCTGAAACGTCTGAACCTGAATGCCGTCTGGCGTGAATTTTGGCAATGTCATGCGGTGAACTCCAATGTTTGAGGGTTAGACGCACCGAACACGTCTGTATATCTGATGCGGATTTTAACGCCTCGGTTACTGTCGCGTCCAACTATTTTTAAATCTTGGATTGAAATCACGCCCTCTGTTTGCAGCACGGTTGATTTCACTGCCCGAATGATGCGCTTTTCAGTGCCGAGATTGCTGAGAAGGGTTAGCCAATCGATACCAATTTCAGTGTCAAGGTACCAGTCTGCCTGGAACGATCGTAACCGCGTCTGCACGTTTTGCTCAATCGCTTTCGCGTTTGTTTTGTACGCTGCGCGACCTTTTCCGAATCGCCAATCGCGGTTGCTGTCTAGTCCTGAAACTCTCATTATTGTGGCACTCCTGTGTTCCCAGCGCCTGGCTCGACTCCGTCGTGGGTGTGGGTGCCGAAGTCTATGCCGCCGATTGTAGCAGATGCCACCGTGAGGTTCCCCGTGCATGTTATGTTACCGTTAACCTGTATATTGCCAGTGATGGTTAAATTGCCGATCTGTGTAGTGTCGCCGTTAACATGTATATCGCCAGTGATGGTTAAATTGCCAATCTGCGTAGTGTTGCCCTGGTGGGTATAATCCCCATCCTGGTTCGTGTCTCCAGTTTGCTGGATAACGTCCGGTATTGTGAGCGCCCCGGCTTTGGGATTGATGCCAACAATGGCTATGCCGTCGCTGTAGTCGTGCATCCGAAACTCTGCCGGGTCTTGAAAGTCTGACCCGGAATACCATCGGTCAAAGCACCGCTCTGTGAGTATCAAAAGGCAATAATCGCCAACGGCAATCGGGTGCGCTGTATAACTCCCACCCCCCTGCATAAAAAGAGGTGGTACTTTTGTAAATTGTGGCAGCTTGATCGACTTACCATCAACGACTCTATTTATTACGGGCTGAACGCTGATCGTTTTTGCTTGCACCGCCGTGACTTTGGCAATAGTGGCAGTGTGGAGATTAGACAGCGCCTCGTCAATTGCGGAATTAAGGATGTCAGTTAATTGCAGTTTTTCCTTCATAACGTCTTGATTCCTTTATCGAGAGTTCCAGTGCATGTCTGCGTCCATGCGTCTCCGTAATTGTCCCCGCTGTATGAGATTGTTTCAATGCGATATATCCCGTCAAGGTGCGGGGCTGTAGCACTCTTGAGGCTCGCAAGCCCTCCTATTTTTACGGAGGGATTCATCAGCGTTTCGAAAGTCACCAGTTTGCTGTCCCGTGTGGGTGTGCTGATAAGCCCGGTGGCGGCACTCACAACCGGCTTTAGCCCGCTCGTAACTTCATTATCTTTGATAACGTACAATTGCTCGTTGTCAATATACCACGTCTCGTCAGGTTCCACCATGTCATTTATCAGGCGGGCGCTGTTGCCAACCAAAACTTTTGGTCGGGTCAAGACAGGTCGTTCTGTTATCTTACCAGTTTCGGTGTTTGGCATGTCTTCAAGCGCGGCATCTATCGCCCTGCGCCCACCCTCGACCGTGCGGGACGTAAAGCTGTGCAGGAAATCTTCACCGCCATCCAGACATTCGAGGGATGTTAAAAGATCCGGGCCTTGTCGTGAGTTGCTCCCGGTGTGAATTGTCCCTTTAAATATTAATTCTATTCGATCCTGATAACCGACCGACAGTCCGATACGCATTATCTTCTGCTGCTCGGCATCTTTGACAAGCGACAGACGTTTGCTCTCGGCCAGGTTGGTTATCTGAATATTCATCTTATTCAGCCCACCGCGAATCGACTTTGTCACTTCAAAGACAACCTGAATCGGTGGTTTTATTAACACGTTACGCCCATCGGCGGTGATGACTAAAACATAATTACGGCTGAATCTTGGAGTGCTCATAAAAACCCATGGTTTATTTCTCGGTGTTATTCGCCTGAATGCTCCCACAAAAAAAGCCTTTGTCTTAAATTCTCCACTGCCTTACTGCTTTTTCTCAGGTCTCTAATCGTAACAAGCCCAGCAAGTGCTGTCTCATCTTCATTTACAGGCCGATATTTTGGGTGGTAAATTTTTCTTTTTGTGTGGTTGAAAATCTGCCTAGCCCTAGTCGAACTCACCCCAAAATCAGTTCCTGCCTCCGTGAATTTTTGTCCTGAAAGCACGCTCATAAACATTGTGCTGATCTCTTTTCTTGTTCTTTTTGGGGTGAGTTCGCTGGCTTCCCTTCTTGTTCTTTTTGGCTCTGCGGGGGCCTCTTTCAGTTTATTTTTCCCCTCGATAATACATTTTTTAGCGATACGTTCTGAAGTGTGATTATGTCTCGGATGACCGCAGAGCCAATATTCTCTTTTTATGAATTCTGTTTTTTTTTCTGGCTTGCAGTTTAAACCTAGATAATACCTTTCTTTTTCATCCTCTTTTTCTCGGATGCAGGCATTGGCGGATTCCTTTGTATCATGTTCGTGCTCTCCGCAGTCCCATGATATCCTTGCGTCATACTCCATGTCATCCGCGCTGGAATATTCGGAATATTCGTTTTTAAACCACCGTGCGCTCTTTTTTGGTTTTGTCTTCATATCAATCACCCTCGCATTGATCCCAGTTAGATAACGCGGCAACTGGCCTGGGTATGCCAGCTTTCGGTAATGAGCCTAGCCGCCCGATAATAATAACACACTATAGATATCAATCAATGGTATCACAACTGTCTTCATCCTCAATTATCTAAATCGTTTCGTTTATTTTTTCCTGCCGTCTGCCCGTTGCTATCAGGGCACAGCGTGCGCCGCAGTTATTGGCCCACTGGATAAGTCGGCCGGCATTAATTTGAGTCGGTAACGCTGTCAACGCTGTCAACGCCGTTTCCATAATAGTTTATAATTCCAGTTTAAGGAGTATATATTCACTAAATAACCCTTTAATCCTTATTCTAACAAATTTAGTAATATTCTGTTGACTCTGTTGACAGAATATATAAGTATATGAAATTGTTAAATAAAAGCGTCAACAAGATTGTCAACAGAGCGTCAACGATGTTGTTTTTGCGTTGACATATTTTGTCAACGATGTTGTTTTGTCAACAGACAAGAAAATAGCTTTGTTGACAACGAATCTAAAACTTGGCGTGCTCAAAACTGCACCGCCGCGCCCCTGATCTGCTCCATCTCGTTTGACTCCAGCATGTAAATTTCACAGCGTCCTGAACTGAAGTCTTGTCGTTTGAATGGATCAATCCCGTTTCTGCTGAGGTCACCACAGACAAAATCAAAGGGCTGATTCTGGCTTAGCATGTGTAATACGCCTACGGACAGCTTGAGACCGTAAACCTTCTTATCACCAAACTCCGCATCGAACATCCATATTTGAGTGCGCGGATAGAATCTCAGTGTAAAAATGATCTCAGACTCTTCAAATAGAATTGTATGGCGCTGGATAGGCTCGTCTGTTATGTTCTGTATTCGTATCATTCTGAAATCCACCCAATCATTTGCCCCAAATTTGTAGACAAGCTCTCTTCCACTTCCTCACCTTCCTGCGTCCCTTTGTCGGTTTCCCCGTCTGTCTGCCCATCCGTGGAAATGGCTGCGTTTTGCGCGGCGCTGGTTGCTACCGAGAAGGTATCAGCAGTTCTGATCTCTTGCGCTTCGAGATTAAAGTTAATTGCTCGGTTTTGATTGTCGCGAGTGACTTCAAAATATGTGATATACATATTTGCAAAAGACCCCAACGAGGAGCTGATTTTCGTTCTCTTGTCAGATGCCTGCAGCCCCTTCATTGCGGCAAGAAAACTCTCGATATTGCTTTGGGCTTCGATGTCTTGGAGTCCAAGGTACTTTGCCGCCCCCTGTGATGCTGAGATTATCGCATCGGCTTTATCCATTGCGCTCGTGAAGTCATTGACCAGCCCCGAAACCCTGCTTAACTGCGCCTGGGTTCTGGCGGGTGCATACTGCGTGATGTTTCCGATCTGCGTTTGATTTTCCTGTAATGGTGCGACTGGTTCGCTCGGCAGCACAAAAATGTCAGATACGTTGCCCTCGATGCTGAGGGTGATAGGCTCGCGAATGATGTGGTCATTTACGTGGCCGCCGTCCTCAAGATACGTGACCGGGACAGATGCGCTGCGCGTGAATTTTTCGCTTATCTGCGCAAAGGCCGTAAAGCCGCCAATGCCGACCTCTTCGCCGTCATTGCCGTCGTTCTCAAACTGGCCGTTAATGTAGTCGCGGATGCCGCCGGTGTTTTTTGCGTAGTCTGTCAACTCTCCGATTATCGCCATTACATGCCTCCGCGTCTGCTTTGTGTCCGTGCGTCATCCATCTGACGCTGAAGATTGTCAGCCACCGCTTTCCCCGCTCTCTCTGGGTCAGACGTGCGGATCTCCATGTTTATGTTCTGTTCGACACTGCTCGACGTTCCTCCGACGTTCGTCACAGCGCCACCCGGGCGCATAGCTTGCGAATGAGACTGGGACGTTGGATCGGATGCTGGTGTTGCATCTTCACCGGATTCTTTACCGCCGAAAAGCCCACCGACCCAGTTGCCCACGTCACCCGCTATATTTGCAGCGCCCGATGCCACGTCACCCGCTATATTTGCAGCGCCCGATGCCACGTCACCCGCTATATCCGCAGCGCCCGATGCCACGTCACCCACTCCGCCGATAATTTTTACGGCCCAGTCCGGCAAGATATCCAGAGCCTTTTGTTTCAGCCAATTAAAAACTTCACCGAATACACTTCTGAAAGCTTCGGCCCACGAGTCGATG